TGGATGTATGGAAAATCATCAGACCAAACGAAATTGATTTCATATAGAGATGATTCAAATTTTCTTCCTATTCCTAAAAAGAAAAGACTGCCAAAACAATCAACAGAATCATCTCCTTTGAAAGGTATTCCTCGCAGTCAAGAAGATAAAGATAAAATTTCTCAAGGAACAAAACTAGGTATGGCTAAATCGACAAAAAAGTGCGGAGCTCCTAAAGGAACTATTCCATGGAATAAGAAAAAAACCCCGTAGATTTCTACGGGGTTTTAGTATTATGATAGATTTCTTCCGAGATTGTATAGATTTTCATCAAATTTAGTTTTTGGAATTCTTGTGTTCTTTCCTGTGGATTTGATGTTGACCCAGATGAAATCTCGCATATTGTTTGATTTTCTATGTGACATTTTACCCGCCGCCCAGGCTTTTTTATTCGCTTCTGAATAGGCTGTAGAATCTCTATTAGCATGACATCCTTGAACACTTTCAAGATGTTTTGCTTTTCTTTCATCAGACCATGATACAATAGTCTTATTGGCAGGTCTATATGCGAACAATCGACTTGATCCTCCAATAACAGAAAGATCAGTCTTCCAGCACAGTCGAGATAGAACTATCACATTTTCCTGATTCTGGCGATGATGATTACTAAACGTCATCACTCCGACTATTTCTTGTTTATAAAAAAGAGCATTACACTGAAACCATGAAGTGGGATATCCCTGAATATGATATCGATCAAGAAACGCATTGATTTCTGGATTCTTTTCTGTGAATATTTTCAGATCACACTCACGAGCATATAACTTTGATGTGTTTTTGTTCAAAGCTCCACGAATGAAATTCTTCACTTGATCCTTTCTTGTAGTCCATTCATATTCGAAAATCGTGAATAATTGGATACCATGAAGTTGACATTGAACATGTTTCTGATTGTGATATTGGCGAGTCTTTGGAGTTGGGGAATGCTCATTGTGCCAGTAATGTCCACAGTATTCGAATGCAACAAGAATGTTTTCATCAAGTCCGTCCAGCTCACATCCAAGGACTCGACTTTTTGTCATGTTACATCCAAGACTATTGAAGAATTCACGAACTTCTTCTTCTGTATTTGAAGTCATCATGTTTGGATGATATGGAGTTCCATACTTTTCAATGAACGTTTCTTTGACTTTTCTTTGAGTTTCTGGATTGTTGAATGCTGAATAGTTTTTTTGTGTATGACTGTTTTTTATAGCTTGACTATGAGTCTTGATTGGAATTGAGTAATGATTCAACCACTTTCGAACCGTCACGTTTGAAACATTTCCAATCTTTCTTGACACGTCAAGAATTGAAAGATTCTGATTCAGATACAACTCAACAAGAAGGTCTCTCGACACGATAGGTATTTTCAATCTCCAGACTCTTTCTTTACATACTCATAAAACGTTCATTGAATACTTATTCTGTATCAATTCTTGGTTTTTGTCAAGACATAAATAGTCGATACTCGGAGATACTTTTCATGACAGAACCACTTAGCAATCAGATTCCATCAAACTCGAATCTTGCTCAATCAACAAAATTTTCATTCACAATTCCAAATCTACACTTTGCAAACTATTTTTGCCAACGTGTATCGATTCCTGGAGTCTCGACCAATTCTGTCGCTGTTGACACTCCATTTTCAAAAACGTATCGACATGGCGACACACTCGAATTTGACGAACTTGATATGACATTTCTTGTTGATGAAGACATTCGAACGTGGGAAGAAACATACACATGGCTTGTCACGCTGACAAATCCAAACAGATTCAAAGAATATGCTCCCAAGTTCAAAGAGAAGTATTTCGATGGAATGTTGACGATCAAGAACAATGCAAACAATCCAATCATGAGAATCAAGTTTACGAACTGCCATCCAGTCGCACTTGGTAAGATAGATTATGACACTACTTTGTCATCTGAAACTGTTCTCACATCTACACTTAGATTTCGATATGATCAATTTTCAATTGAAAGATTGATTTAAGTATATGCTAGTTGACATACAATTTCCAGTATGATATAGTTCGCATGATTAGGAGTATATTATTATGCAATGTCCTGTAACTATTGAAAATCTCATGGCAGAATGGATGAATGACGCGAAAGTGGATGAATCTGAACCTGGAAGAGCATTGCTTGAGATTCCAAAACTTCATTCAAAATACATGAATGTCATGTCGCATCACAACTTGAGATCAAAAAAACTTCAAACAGAATATGCAACGCGCAAGAGAATCAAATGGGAATACTATTCAGGTGAATTGAACAACCCTGATGATCTTCGAACTCACAATCTTGAGCCTCTGATGAAGAAAATTCTTCGAAGTGACATCTCAACTTATCTGGATTCAGATTCAGAACTCATAAGCATACTATTGAAAAAAGCAGTTCAAGACGAAATCGTTGAATTCTGTAAAGCGATTATCAAAGAACTCAACAGTCGAACATATCAACTTCGTTCATTCATCGAATGGGAAAAGTTTGTTTCTGGAAGTGGTTAATAATGATTAGAATTCAACATCTAAACGAAGCATCATCAAAAATCATCTGTGATGAAGGCATTGCATACGAACTGTCAGAACATTTCTGTTTCACAGTTCCTGGTGCTGCCTTTTCACCAAAGTTTCGAAGTAAACTTTGGGATGGCAAAATTCGAATGTTTAACAGGAACACGAAAGTTCTTCCTCGTGGACTCGTATCAGACGCCATTTCATATTTCGATTTGAATGATTACGATTACATCGATCCAGAATCTATGTCAACTGATCCAGAAATGACAATTGTGAAAGCAAGAGAATTTTTCAAAAAACTCAATCTTGTTCACGAACCTCGCGACTATCAAGAGACTGCATTTCTGTATGGAGTCAATGATCGACGCAATCTTCTTTTGTCGGCAACATCATCTGGAAAGTCTCTTCTTATCTATCTCCTTCTTCATTATTTTCTAATGAAGCAAGAAGTTAAAAAATGCCTTGTTGTCGTGCCGACGATCAATCTTGTCAATCAGTTGTTCACGGATTTCGAAGACTATTCTTCCGCCAATAAATGGAATGTTGAATCATCTGTTCATAGAATCTATTCAGGTAAAGACAAAGACACAAAAAAACCAATCACCATTTCCACGTGGCAATCGATCTGTGATATGCCTAAAGAATACTTTGACCAGTTTGATATGATCATCGGAGATGAAGCTCACACATTCAAAGCAAAATCATTATCACACATCATGCAATCACTTGTCAATGCAAAAATTCGCATCGGCACAACAGGAACACTCGACAACACAAAGATTCACGAACTCGTCCTTCGTGGTCATTTTGGACCCGTTCGAAAGATCGTATCATCATCAGAACTCATGGCGGCAGGACATGCCGCAGAATTGAGGATCAACGCGATTCTTCTGAAGCATGATATAGAGAATTCAAAAAAAGTCAAAGATTTTTCTTATGCAGAAGAGATTGAATATTTGATCAAATGCGAAGCGAGAAACAAGTTTATTGTGAATCTCGCGGTGTCACTGACAAAGGGCAACACTCTTGTCTTGTATCAATACGTCGATAAGCACGGAAAAATTCTCTACGACGCAATCAAAGAAAAAGTCGAACCTGGAAGAAAAGTGTTTTTCATTCACGGAGGAAAAGATTCGGATGATCGTGAAACTGTTCGATCAATTGTCGAAACAGAATCCAATGCAATCATTGTCGCATCTTTCGGCACGTTTTCCACCGGGGTAAACATTAGAAACCTGCACTATGCAATCTTTGCATCTCCATCAAAAGCTCGAATCAAGATTCTCCAATCGATCGGAAGAATTCTGCGAAAATCTTCAACACTTTCGTATGCTGTTTTGTATGACATTGCGGACGACTGTCGATACAAGAAACACGAAAATTACACACTGAAACATTTCGCAATTCGAATCGAGCTTTATGCAAAAGAAAAATTCAACTTCAAAATTTTCAACGTCAACCTAAAGGAATCGAAACTTGAACAATGAATCCATAAAATTTATTCGACTGACTAATGGTGAGGATCTGATAGCAAGTGTCACAGATTCAGGAATGAATCATATGACAATAGAGACTCCTATGAAGGTCATTTATACGTTGACAGAGCAAGGTAACATGGCAATCTCATTAACGCAATGGGTATATACAAGATTAACAGAATCAACATTCTTCCCTTTGAGTGGAAAGGATGTTTTGTCCATTGCTGATGCTTCCGCTTCGATCATCATGTATTACCGGAAAACCATAGAATTCTATGAAGAGATGAATCGAAAGACCCAAGAGTTTATTGAATCTCTTGAAGAAGATGTGAATGAGATTCAAGAAGAATCTGAAAGTTCTGAAAGTACAACTGATCCTGATCTTATCAACTTCATGAACAATCTATTAAATATCAAAACAAATAACAAAAAAAAACTACACTAAAAACTTGCGAAGCAACGTAACTTATACATGAGTGAACGAAGTGAACGAATGTATAAGTTACTCTTAAAGAATAACTAATGAAATGCTATAAAGTTTTATACGAGTCACAAGTAACTAGTAAACTTATGTTACACTATTTAGAAGCTTCGCTTCATCTCACTCACTTCGTTCGTTCGATAACTTGTTTTTTTGTTATTGTTTAGTTTCTATAGTGTCTTGTCGAGTCACATTAGAATCATAAGACGTTAAGTCTATTATACCATAACTCCACCACCCGTCAAGAGAGAAAATGCATAAACTA